CCAAAGACTCTTGAAGTTATCAATGACATCGTAACAAATCTGACCTATGATGTGGATCGTAAGTTCAAAGAGACACACCAGGACTATAAGACTGAGGATGATGAACTCTTCATTCCTTATCGTTCATTCAAAGAGAATGTAACAGAAGCACTTGAAAGTGCCATTGATGCTTATCACATTAAGAAAGAATCATCTGAAGACTCACCTTGGGATAGCGAATGAAACTCTGGATGCTTGGTAATCGTCTCACCACTGAGATGTATGAACGCGAAAGATTTATCGATGAAGCAGATAAATATGGTATTGATTTCTCAGTAGTATTTGCTGATGAGATCGACTTGATTGTTTCTAGAGATGATCGCAAATCTATTCGATATCGTAATGATATTGTTTCTCTCCCAGACAGTATACTTGCTAGGACTGGGAGCGGTACTGGTTACTTTAATCTATCTGTTCTCAGACAGTTTGAACGACTAAACGTCCTAACTTTACCTAGTTCCAGTGCTATAGAAGCATCGAAAGATAAGTTGTACGCGAGTCAAATTTTGGCTCAAGCAGGACTACCTATCCCCAAAACAATGCTTACAAGGTTTCCGTGCAAGGCAGAAACCGTTGAGAAACAGGTTGGATTTCCTTGCGTTATGAAAGTTGTGACGGGTTCTCATGGTGCTGGTGTTTTTCTTTGTGAAGATGCTAAACAGTTTGAGGATTTGTCGGAACTTATTTCTTCTTTAGATTCTAAAAACTCTATGATTATTCAGGAGTATATTAAAGAATCGGAAGGTAAAGATTTACGTGTCATCGTAATCGGAGGTAGAGTAGTCGGTGCTATGCAACGTAAGTCTACTGACGGTTCATTTAAAGCCAATATTTCCCGTGGAGGTCAAGGGGAAGCTTACGATGTTGACGATCAAATGGAGTTACTGGCTATTCAAACTGCAAAAGTTCTTGATCTTGATATTGCTGGTGTTGATTTACTATTTCATAGTGATGGATACCGAATCTGTGAAGCAAACTCGTCCCCTGGATTCAAGGGGTTTGAGGCAGCGTTAGATATTAATGTTCCCAAAAAAGTTTTTGACTATGTTAAACTCAGATGCGGAAAATAAACAATGAATAACTTTGAAATATTCTTTTATTTTCTTTGCTTTGCTCTTATTGCAGGTGCTGCCTTTGCGATGATGTGGAGTAATATTCAATCTATCAATATAGAGATGAATAAACCACGTAAACCACGTCATCCAGAGGCACCTTCTTCTGGTGAAGAAGTTATGTATGTTGATCTATCCAGAGAAAGACTGGAAGATCTTTACAATCAAAAATAAAGGTGATATACTAAGAGGGTTAACACCCCCTCTTTTTTATGGATAATAATGAATTTAAATTGAAGTTGGAACAGTTGAACGATGCAAAACAAGCACGAGTCCGTCTTGGTATTGCTTGGGTTCTTCACATGTTTGTGGTTCCTCCTGTCACTTCTTTAGTTTATAGTGTAAAAACTAATTATTGGATGCCATTCATTGCTGCAAGTGGTGCAGCAGCAGTTGCTCTTCCTATCTCTTTGGTTGACTACGGTATTACTCTTGCGGTTGCTCCTCCAGTCACCTCTGCTGTACTTTTGACCACTCGTTCTCAAGAGAAACGTCGTAAGTTGGGAATCATGGGTCCTGAACAGGCAGACAAAATTGTTGTAGAACTTCAATCTTAATAAATATTCACATGAAAAAGGACTGGCGAGAAGAATATAAAAAAATGAAGGTATTGTCTGAACGTCAATTATATCTTCTCGACCACGGTCCTGATTCTCTGGCATCTTCATGGGCTCTTGCTGCAATGAAGAATGACTATAATAAAATTATGGGTAATAATAAATGAAAGACCCATATAGTATGCGCCCCCTACTTGATCAAGTAGGGGGATTCATTTTAGCTCTATTAACTATTTCTATCCCACTTATCATCCTATTATGAACAACTTTACCGTTTATTCAAAGAGTGGATGTCCTTTTTGTACAAAGGTCATTAGTGCATTACAGTTAGCAGAACTTAATTTTGTTGAATATAAACTCGGAAGAGACTTTGAAAGATCTGAGTTTTATGCAGAGTTTGGAAATGGTGCTACCTTCCCACAAATAATTGTCGGAGATAAAAAACTCGGTGGATGTAGAGAAACTGTTAAATATTTGAGAGAGAATAATCTTGTCTAATGTTACAGGATCTATATGACACGGTAGAAAAAACTATAGACTACGCCTTTGATGGTAAATACATGTTAAACATGTATGATTACCTTAAGGATAGTAAGACTCCTAGGACTGTTGTAGAAGACTTCCTAATGAGTTGTGTTGCCGCTGAGATAAAATACCTTGTTCTAGACCTTGAAGGGTACTTAGAAGGTGGTAGTGACGAGATTCACAAACAATTACGTGAGGGTTATGGTCACATAGGTAAACCAGAGGCAAGAAAAATAAAAAATTATCTGGTAAAAATTCTTAATGATGCAGAGAAATATAGAAATGACAAAAGACCTGGAAGAAAGAGAAGACCCACTAAATAATGACAACGAATCTCCTAAGATGAATAGGGGATTTGAATTACTACTTAGAAATAGAAAGAGGAGGGAACCACCTAAGACTTTTCAAGTTACCTTTGGAAAGATGGTCTCCCTTTTCAAAAGAGAGTTCCATTTTTTCTTAGACATACAGTTTGACATAAGAAAAAAGGAGAGCTAAGATGTTAGCAGTCACACTCACGTTGTCCACGGTTATCTCGATTATGTTCCTCTTGGTTGGAGGAGTTATTGGATATCTTTTAAAGGAATATGTAATAGAAAGAAACTCCACATTCATTCCAACCCATCCAGAAATGTTTGATGAGAATGGACAAATTATTCCTGATGAAGTTTTGGCGGTAAGATTTGACAACTCCTTATACAATATGGATGACTTTACCGATGAAGATGACGATTGACATCCTTCAATAAATATTTAAACTGAACTAAAATTATTACTACAATGGCAACATCAACTAAATTACCACCCAACCCTTTCGTTCACGAGATTTTTGAGTTGGTTTCGAAACAAAGAACAAAGGCAAAAAAGGTTGAAGTTCTAAAAGAACAGAGGTGTGATGCACTTACTGCCCTTCTGATTTGGAATTTTGATGACACTGTTGTGTCTCTTTTACCAGAAGGTGAAGTTCCTTACCAACGTAACGAAGTACCTGTTGGTACTGATCACACCTCACTTCGTAAAGAATGGAAAAACCTTTACCACTTCGTGAAAGGTGGTAATGATACTCTGTCCAAGACCCGTAGAGAGTCCATGTTTATTCAAATTCTTGAGGGTCTTCATCCCACCGAGGCTGATGTTCTGTGTCTCGTGAAGGATAAAAAACTTGCATCTGCATATAAGATTACTAGGGAAGTTGTTGAATCTGCCTTTCCAGATATCCAATGGGGTGGTAGGTCTTGAAGGACATAAAGATTCTTCATAGGGATTGCGATCCCACATTAGCAGATGATAGGACTCTTCCTTACACTGCGTATCTTATCGAATATTTACAAGATGGAATGACAAAGTTTGATATTGCACTTGGAAATAAGAGAGTAGATATTTTTGATTACTATTGGGATAATTATCGACATGATTTGATTAACATGACTCAAACAGAGGGAAGAGTTAATCCAAAATTGTGGGGAAGTAACAATAACGACAAAAAGAAAAAGAAATGAACAACGGATTTGATATTAAGTTTGAGGGTATTGACATGAACCCCGATCATGTACAAGCACTTCTTAAAAAGTATAAGAAGGTCAAAAAGTATCAAAAGTCCAGTCTTTTCGCTGTCAAAACTATGGATGGGACAGAAAATTATGTGTCCCAATTGATTAAGGAAGGTGAAGAATACGGTGGACTTGACTAAATATGGTATATGGGTCTATACTAGACCTATCGTTCATCCTATTCGGTATTTCCGAATACCGAATGAGACGCAAGTAAGTCGCGGAACGGAGCGTTCAGATTATGGTTGAATTTCTCATCTTTTTGAATCTAACAACTCAAAGACTTCCTGTTGACCCAAAACATTATATGACTTGTGACCAGTCAGCATGGATGAGAGAAAGAATCTTAAGATCTGAATTACTTAGCACCAGCCAAAAACTGGACTTTGTAACAAGAACATGGGAGGGAACTGATCCTTCCTGCAAGGAAAACCATAATCCGCAAACGACTGAAGGAACGGGGCCTAAAAATCTCATTCTTCA